CCTCGCTCGAGGGCTTCAATGACTGGGCCATTGTGCCATACGGTCTCGCCATTAACAAGACGGAAACCGCCAATAAGGTCATCTTCATCTGTTTCAATAGTAATGTTTACACGAATAAGTTCTCTACCCAACTGAGCGCATGCCTGTTCGACACCAAAAGTTTTACCATTACCCGACAAGCCAGTGATGAAAGTAGGATAGAATAACTTAGAAGAAATAATCTTCTTAACATCTGGAAACGAACCAAACTTAACGAAAGTATCATCTCTATCAGGAATTAAATTTCTTTCTACTGCAGGAGTAGCGGATGGAGCAGTCACAGCTTTTTCTAATTGTTTACGAGCCTGACTGACAGTAAGATTCCACTTACCTCTACCAGTTTTGTATTTTGTAATTTGTTTAGTAATACTGCGATATGAAACACCGTGTGCTGCAGCATATCCACGAAGATCACCAGTAGTAATCTTGTTACCGTAAGTTTCACGTAAAGAGTTTAAAAGATCAGAGAGGAACATGATGTTGTTTGTTTTATGTATATATCAATAATAGTCAAAAAAAGACCCCCTGTAAAGGGGGCTTGTGCAGCTTTTTCAACTGGTTTTATTGGATATCAGATTGATAGTGATCCATTTCATGTATAGTAAAAGTTCTAGGAAATTCATGTTTTAATCCATTGTCCTCTTCAACAACAACTGGAGCCATCATGGCAAAATTTGCTTTGATGAGACTTTCTACTGACGCTTTTTCCCTAGAATCCCATATTTTCTTATTATTGTCATTTCCATTATGATGAACAACAAGATGAACATTATAACAATCACTGTAAATAGGGTCAGGTATACTTTCAAAAATTGCCCTGATAAGTTTTGATGGTTGAGCAGTGTTACCAGTGATAACAATTGACCTCTCCTTATTTAAAGAAGCTGCTTTACGATTTAAAGATTTAAGGTTATCAGGATGGTCTTCATCATATATGGCTCTCTTCAATCCACTTTTAGCAAGTATGTTGTCTTTATGGATTTTGATTGCTTTCTTACAAAGATAAACAGGTTTTTTACCTTTATAACCTAGATCTTTACAAACCTCTTTACCATACTCTGTTGTCTTAGGATCAATATTAGTTCCTCTTTCTAACAATCCAAGTAACTGTTTGATAACATCTTCATCTTCTGTTTCTCTTTTTGCAACGACTTGTCTAGGATTCATCTTAAGACCAATTTGCCTCAATTCTTCAAGATTTAGATTATATTTTTCACAAAATTCTCTTGATACTCTAAGAGTTTTAACTGTGTTAAAATTTTTAAGTCCTAGTAATGCAAGTATCGTGTGATTTCCATCACCTCTCACATCCTCATCATCACCAAAAGGATCTTGACCTTCCCAAATAAGAACTGGTGTTTGAAACTCAAGTCCAGTTTCAAGAATACCATCCCTAATACGCATTGTATGGCTTTTTTCTTCGGCTTTATCTCTCACTTGAATTGTTCTTAATGAAGATACTACGTCAAGATCCTCTTCTTCATAATCTTCATTTTCTAATCTCTCTTGTAAAATCTCAAAAACTTCTTGAACTTTTTCAAGATCTATTAATTCTCTGTTGCCAGTTGGTGAACCAGCTCCATTATATGATAATGGATTTTTTCTAACTTTTTGGTCAGATAAAATTTTGCTTTCTAAGTTTTTCATGTCGATAATTAATCCTGTTGATAGAATTTCAAGGGTAAGCACTGATTCAGATCCACTAAACACTTTTAAAAATTCATTGTCTTTAGAACTGTGCCAGTAAGTTCCATCAAACATACCTATGTGCCAACCAACATACCATTTACCATTTTTAATATTGGTATATTTGTAAACATAAGCATCATATACCCCAATACAAATTGAGGTATCAATACTAATAATAGATGGTGGGTGTTTGATAGTTCTCATATAAAATTAATTATACCACACAATTTTAATTTGTGCAATATCAGGTTGCATTTTCTTAATTAACTTAAGTGTTCTTCCATGTGGTCTACCTTTCCATCCATACCATTTAGATATTTTCCCATCAAGATATGGTGGTTTTTTATCAATCAAATAATATTGCTCTGAAGTAAGATCTATATCATAATCAATCTCTCTATCTCTCAACCACCAGTGTTTTTCTCCACGCCAATCATCTGCACTCATGATATCTAATGTATCTGTATCCAAAAGATAATACATTGCCTGAGTTGTATGATAACAATGGCCATACATGGGATTACTCTTATTCTCTTCCCGATACTTCGGTGTTAAGAGATCTGGAGTTAAACATTTTTCTAACTTAAGAGCACAACTTGAAAGACAACTCAAACTGTAAGGTATTTTTTCATAGGTGAGTGACATAGTTTTTGTAATCTGCCATTCACCATCTACCTTTTTGTAAGAGTGTCTTTCAAGAATTGCCATTATGCGATCAGTTCCATGAACTGTGATAGTATCTTCTTATTTAGCTTCTTTGCATTGAGTGATTTTGAGAAAGCTCTTTTGATTTGAGTTTTAGTTGCATCCTCTTGAACTTGGAATGTATCTTCATTTGAAAGAGTTGCAGCTGACATACCAAAATACTTTTTGTATCCAGTGTTATCTAATGCAATAGATTTTTGTTTCTTCCAAAGTTTCATCATTGCATCAGTTTTATCAAAATCAAAACCAACACTACTACTGATAAATCTACGGGCTTCTCCACCACCAAGTAATCTAATACCTATGAAGTTTACATCAGAAAATTTTTCAGATAAGTTATGTAATAGAACCTTTGTAAGAGCAGTCCAGTCACTATCAATATTATATGTTCTACCTAGTTTGCGATCTCTTAATGAACAGAAATAACCACTTACATTGTGACTTCCATATACCATTTCTCCATCTCTACGATCTGTATATGCTTTGTTGTATGACATTGATTGAGCTTCACCATCAGTTAGGATGATTGTATTTAATTTTTCAACTTTATACTTACTCTTGAACTCAGGAATTAAAGAATGTAAAGTGACCAGAGCTTCATTTAAAGGAGTTCCCGATAGAGATAATCTAGGATAGTTATATGATGATGAAGAATTAAAAGATAAACAGAATAAATTTTTACACTGTCTTTCAAATTCTGAGATTGAAGAATCACTAGATATCATATTCAATAGATTGAAACAATTAGATACTTTCAATTCATTGTCAACAAATTTTTGATGTAGTAACTCACCGTATGGCACTTGAGATATTTTTGTATCATCACAATTACGATACCACTCATTTGTAAAAGCATAGACATTAAAAGGTATCTTTACTTTTTTACAAAACCAAACTAAATTCAATAATTGTTTTACAGTATCTTGAATAACACCACTCATTGAACCAGACCAATCAAGTATGAAAATCAATCCATGATTTTTACCCTCTGGCAAGATACTAATTTTCTTAAAGAGATCCTCATTAAACTTATAAGTGTGTAACTTAGTTGTATCGAGGATACCAGTCCTAGCAGTAGTAGAACGAGCATAAGCTGTTGCAGACTTGCGGCACTCGAATTCTTTGACAAGATAATTTACCTCCTTTTTAGCTGATTGTTTGAATGATTGATACTCATCATTTAATTCATCTGGATTTTTGTAATAGTAGTAACGAACATCTTCTGATTCTTCTAATTCTTTTGTGATTCTCTCATAGTATTCCCATACATCTTGAGGAGAAACAACAACTGTTTTAGTATCTACAGAGGGAACACTTACATATGTCATCTCTCTAGAATCTGAATTTAAATTAATTAAATTATCAACTAAGTTTTTAGATAGATTTTTATCTGTTAGAGCTTCTTCGATATCAAAATTATCACCACCCATTTGTATATCAGGAACTGATGTAGAACTTCCTGCACCAGATATATCATCTTCATACATTCCATCCTCTAATTTATCTGTTTTTTGTTCCTCAGTCTCTTCTCCATCCATATCTGTAGATTGACCTGATTCTGATTTTACTTGACCTTCCATATCTGCACTTGGAGTTGCATCATCTATCTTTTCTTGTTCTTCCTTTTTCTTCTTCTCTTCTTTCATAAATGCATATATCTCTTCAGCAACTTTACAAGCTTCTTCAAATGTTTCTGTATTACCTGTTTTAGATAATAGTTCTTTCTCATTATCAGAAAAAACCATTTCATTACTACCTTTGTAGTAAAGATTAATACGATCAATCAAAGCAATCTCTTCAATATCAAGACCATCAATCTCAAAGAAATCTTGTTCGTTCAATTCCCAATACCCACGGAAAAATGTTTTACATAGGCCAGGAAATTTACGTTTGATTAGTTTTTCAATTCTTGCATCTTCAGTAACGTTGATGAAAGATTGTGGAGCTTTGTATTGTGATAGATCTACATTTGGTGTGAACAAAGCATGACCAACCTCATGTCCAACTAATAAATCATATACATTGTTAGAAGCTTTCTCCCACATTGGTAAAGTTAAAACTCTAGTATCTACATTGAATGAAGCAGTAGAAACTTTTCTATGTTCTACAACCAAATCCTCTGTTGCAAGAAGTTTTGCAAGTTGGTCTTTGATTTCAAATTTAACGGTCATGAGTTCTTCGTATGTATAGACACATTATAATCCCTCTAGTGACAAGAACAATATTTCATGTGCCACTTTTTAAATTGGCTTTTCGTTAAAGAAAAATACTTGGTTACATCTATAGTTATCCCAATTCGCTTGTGGATAAGAAAATAAAGGTATATCTCTAAAAAATCTATCATTAGTAATATTCATATTATGTGGAAATTTAGATCCATCAAAAAGGCATAACGAATTATATTTTGATTTGAATGATTTTAAAACAGAATATTTTTCTTTTGGTCTCCAAGAAGAATAATGTTCTGGTGTTGATAAAGAAGTTTGCCACTCCTCCTCTTCTAAAACTTTTGGATCATAGAGATTAGTTCCAGAATTTTCCTCATCTTTGTTAAGATAAACTATGCCATTCCAACCTCGATCTGTATGAGGCCACATAAAACAATTTTCATAATCATTAAAACTATTTTTAGAAAACCTGATCATATTTGTAACAATATCAGAAAATTTATAATTCATACCACACAAATCACTTAGAAAATTATAGATATGTATTAATCTATCATCCTCTTGTATTAATCTTCTCTCATTAAAAAATAAACCATTATAAGATGGGCTCTCATCCATCTTCCATAAAGGAACTTCTCTATTAAAAATAAAATCACAAACTTCGTCTGGATTCTCATAAAAGTTATCTATAGTAAAGATCTTTGATCCTAACAAAGAATCTTCTTTTATCTCAAGATTTTTATTTAATTCAAACATATCACGTTAATATTATATGACCTTTGGCGACGGCCACAAGGTCTTGTAATCAATTTTTATGATCACTCTATACCTTTATTACCTTTTTCTTCTTTTATTTTTTTATTATGTTGATCCTCCGCATGCCATCTATCAAATATGGATGGGATATTTTTATATCTCGATTTATCTAATTTATCCCATAGATTATCGATCATATCTAGTTCTGAGTTTTTCATTTAAGATACCGTATCCAAAATATTTATTGTTGGCACCCATCCAAGTTTACGTAATTCTAAAGTATCAGCACATGTAACATCTCT